AATCTATAAACCTTCTTGAATACCATTCGGCATTTGTTCTAGCTTTTTCTACTAAGTAGTCAACTTCGTTTTTATCTACGCTAACTGAATTTTCTGCGGTGTGTTTATACACCCCTCCGTTGCGAATTTGATACGCTGCAAAAGGAAAATAATCCACCTGTGCAAACCAAATTAGCATGGGTTGAATATAATCAACAAGAAGCGTTTTAAACTTTGCATTAGCTGGTAAATCTATGTCCGTTGGAATGAGTGCCTGAACCTCCTCATATAGCTCCGTACCCATATAGTTCTGTATGTGTATCTCTTGCGCCAGTTTAATGAACTGAATAAATTTATCTGTATTGATGTTTCCATCCATAATAGAATTACGGACAAGGTCAGTACGATTTATGAATAATTTTGTAGCCATAGTTTCTATTTAGGGTATGCGCCTTGATTTGGCATATTTACGGGTGCAATCATTGAGTCTTTTGTACCTCTTGGATTCTTAATATAACTCTTGGGAATGCTTCGTGTTTTCTTATAAGCATCAAGATTGTCAGATGGCTCTGTGTTGCTTTCTAATCTATACAAAACCCTAACCCATTTGTGTCTGCAATAAATTCCACCTTTAAATTTAAATAAATCATAAGATTGTCCTTTGTGTCCAAGTTGCTTGTTAACACCATCTCTTGAAGCTCTATCAATATCCTCTAATCGATATACAATACCATCACGAGATAAACGCATCATATTAGAACAAAACTCTCTTTGTGTTTTGCTAGGCTTACGAGACCCTACTGCATACTTATATCTAATCTTGTAGTTTTTGCTATCTAAGTAACTGAATGCACTTCCATTCTTTTTAGAATAAATCTCGTCAGCTAACTTTCTTAAAAGGCTTTTCTTTTCATTGATACATATATTAGCCCAATCTTCATCAGATATCTTTTCATCTTCATCAAGAACATCAACCTCAACCCATTCTTTACCTATTTTTTCACCCTCAAGTGAATTAAGCATTTCTTTACCTAAATCATCAGACAATTTAGGTCTTTCAAATTCTTCGTGATTATCGCATGGCATATACCAAGTCTTTCCATCTTCTTCGTGTTCGTGATATCCTTGACAACCAATAGCATCAGCAATAGCTATAGCTTCTTCTGCTGTTTCATAAGCCTGTTTTCCATTAATCTCTTTAAGAGAAACATCTGAGCTATTTTTAATAGGAACACAATTAGGAACTTTCTTACCATTCTTCATTTTCATTCCATACTGCTCATAACCATCATAACAAGGCTTTTTTAACTCAGTATCCATCTCAACACCAGTTTCCTCTTCGATAGTTTCCTTGTCTTGTACATCAGAATCTACCTCTGTGAACTCTAATGGTTGTAGAGTCGTGAAGTATAGGTTTAAAGCGATATCATTGTAAGCAAGTAACTTATCAAAGGAATCAATTAAAAGCTCCTGAAAAGGTCTAATAACTGTGTTATCCATTAAAAGAGATGCAGTCTTAATCTCTTCTGCGTTGTTCCCTAAGCCTGAGCCATCTTTTATACCTAATAGCATTGGGCTAACAATCCTGTGGGCTACCATTATCTTCTTAGAAGATTCGTCTGATAGGAATTGATATTGATTGTGTGCATCCGACAACTGAATAGGAGTAATGTCTGCTGAGGCTTCTTTATTGTCATTAAAAGCAAGAATGAATTTACCAGCATTAGAACTTCCTGAGAACTTAGCTGCAATCTTGTTTTCTATTAATTGTCTTTCTTCTTGGTTAGGTGTTCCGTTATTAAAGTTAATTAACATAGAAGGACTTAATCCATTCATTATGTTGTTCAAATGGAAATTAGATATCTCCTCTTCAAGCTCTGCATATTGTAATCCACCTTGATAGTCTACTGGTGAGTAATAATAAAACCCTGCACGATATGGCTGAACGTACATAATCTCAATATTTTCTTTTGACATTCCAAATGCAGGAATCCTTAAAGGCTTATCACTTGGCTTTATCTCTGTCCAGTCTTTGAAATAATAATATGCTGGGACTTCTCCTTTTTCATCCGCTTTTTCTGCTCTTAATGTCTCAATAGGAAAGTGTTCTATCTGTGCAATCTTACTTCTGTCCTTAGAATAAATGACTTGAACAGCACATTGACCCATTAATTTTAAATCATAGCATAGCTTTCTGACACAATCTTTGTGAAACAAAGAAACCATTTGAGCATATTCGTTTGGCTTTCTGTTTGAGTCTGTAGCGTTTAAACCTTTACCATAGATAGCTTGACTGATTCCGTTAATCGCTGCATTATTGGTTGGACTTCCGTTGTATCTGTCTATAAGGAACTGAAAATAGTTATTGTCTGCTCCGTATTCTACCCATCCCTTGTTTTTAACTTCTTTAATCTCAGGACTTGTGTATGTGTTTAAATTAACAAAACCATACTCAGAGGATTTTGATGCCTTTAAATCGCTTTTAAACTGCCCTAGCTCGTTTCTTTTTCTTTTATTCTTCATAGTGTTACAATATAGTCATTGTTACCTGATGTGCTTTGTGTGTATTGACCTTCATTTAATTGATAGTAGTCATTTTCAAATTGTTCTATGTCTTGGTCTGTGCAGAATATTCTGTCCTTATAGATTACTCCTCTAAATCCTGAGTCATCTTGCCACTTGACATCATAGTCTTGCCATAGAGAATAGTTTGTATTCCAAAAGTTGTAAGAAGCATAAAGCTCTAAATCATAAAAATGACCTTCAACTAAAACAGGAGAAAAAGCATTTGTAAATGTGTAATAGTTTCCTGATATTGATGCAGTTGTTATATCGTATTCAACTATAACATTAGTAGAGTCATCTCGTATAGCCATCTTAAAAACAGCCTCATACCTTCTAGGTATAACTTTTATGGTTTGAGCTGTGGTTGATGTCTTTAATACAATCATACTTATATAACGAAAGAAATAGATGAATTTGCAAAAAGTATAAATCAAAAAAAACCCTACCGAAGTAGGGCTTTAATTTTCTATCATTTACAATCTTATAATTGCAACGACAATGACAGAACTTGGTGGGTAACACCAATGCTAATATAGTAAAAATTAAGCACCAGTAGGTGAAATCAAATCACTTGAAACAATTGTTGGGTCTCCCGGAACTACACTATCTAAAATGAAGTAAGGTGCAGTTTCTTCCATTCCTTCCATTGTTAAAGTAAAGCCTGACAAATCACCAGCAGCAGCACCAGTTACGATAGTACCTCCAGTCAAGTCCATTCCATTCTCAAAACCACATAGGAATTTATTACCATAATAATCTTCGACAATCATTTGTGGTCTACTTACTGCAAGTAATTGAATTTCTTGTTGTGTTTCAATGTCTAAGTAAGGCAAAGTCAATGCAAGTGTTTGAGTGTAGAACGTAGTTCCATTATCTCTTGAACTTGTAATAGTTGTAGTCAAAGAAGAATTACCTTTAACTTTATACTCAAAAAACAATTTTCCTGATGCCATAGCAATAGCAGTTACTTGTCCTGTTGTTGCTCCTGAAGTGCTTATTGTTGTAGTAGCCATATCTCCGTAGTTACAGAAATAAACTGATTTAATCCCCCCAAAGGCTGATTTACAAGGGACTTTTCTCCCTGATGTTATTACACATGCCATAGTTTATATATTTATTAAAAAAAAAGGGTAGGTAGTAAAATCCACCTACCCCTTCTTATGTTATTATTAATTTTAAGCGTAAAGAACAATGTCTTCAGCAACTCCGAACTGTACAGCTGCGGTCATTCGCATTACGAATCTTACGTTCTGTGAACCATCAAGGTCTTGCATATCTAAGACACGCACCTCATTTAAGTTTGATAACAAACCAGTTCCGAAGTATAAGTTACTTCTTTGAGCAGCTACCATCTTGTTGTCAGACATACCCGGACAAACAAAGATTTTAACCCCATTAACTGTTAGTGAACCATTGTTCCACCATTGTGTTCCTTGTGCATTCACACCACTTCCACCTAGTCCAGCAGCAGCAAAACCTCCAAGACTTTGCACGTAGAATTTTGCCGCAGAGCTAGGGATATAGATATATAAATCTTCCTTACCATAAAGAGCAGAAGGAATCTTATCAACAACTTTTCCTAATTCAGCAATGATATTAGCAGCATCAAGTCCACCACCTATAGCAGCTTGGTCGATAACAGCAGCATCAGCAGCTAACAACTTCTCAAAACCATCGTAAGAATTGTTAGTAGCAGCAGTAGTATCACCTCTCCAAATAGTCAATTCAGTTGAATTAGCAACTTCAGCAGCTACATGAGCAATCATAAAATCAGAGAACTTAGGAGGCAAAGTTTGTCCCATTCCAAATCCCATTTGTTGAGCTTCCCAATCATTGATAAAGTCTTTCTTACAAAGTTGTAAGTTAACTTGAAGTTCAGTTGGCTCTATAATTCTTTCTGTAAGTGTTACAGATGAATTAGGGTCAAAATCACAAGATGCAGGAGAAACCAAATCGCCTGTAGATAGTCGCTTGATTACTTCTTTAAATTGCACATTACTCTTTACTGTCAAACCACCATCATCGATGGTTGATGCACTCAAAAGAGCCGCTGCGATATATTCTCCAGCGAACTCACCAGCATACGAAGTAGTTATGGTTGTAGCAGTTGCTAGATTTACTTTTTGTAAACTCATTTTATTTTATTTTAATATTTATTTTTATGATTCTGATGCCCAAATACCAACACCACCGATTATGTACCATTGCGTTAAAGCTACTGCTCTAATTACGACATAGTCTCCTTTGTTAGCTGTTGCTTTTGTGTTAACCCAATCTTTATTAACTACTCCACTTGCTACTGAATCTGCTGAAGCGTTTGCAATACTACCATTAAAACCATCAGTTGAATGAGGGCTTAGTGTTATGATGTTATTACCATCTGCTCCTGTGTTTCTAAACAAGAAAGTCAGTCCTAAGTTTTCTGAATGAATTTTTGGTAAACTCACTACTAGTGCATCTGTTGCAATATTCTGGTCAATACCAGCATCTCCTGCTGGAACAGAAACTGATGCTGTTAATGTTTTTTGCGAAACTTGATTACGTTC